GGATCAAGAGTGAGTTCCATGCTCCACTCAGAACCGCCGTAACGGGCCTCTGCAACTTCCTGTGGATGCAATACTCCCAACTGGATGTAGCGCCCGTCTACAGCCGCCACACGAGCCCTTACGTCAGCTTTCTCGCGCTCATTCAACTCGAACAAATCGTTGAAATGAACACGCCATGAATCCGGCATTCGCCCTTTCGTCGGGCCATCAGAACTCAACATGATGTATTCCATCAGTTTTTTGAGAGGACGATGGAAAGAGGCTTGTTGGTAGTCCGCTAAAGTTTTTGCGAAATCCCTTTCTTCGCTGCGTCCCGTAGAACCAAGGCCGCTAGGGCTTTCGCCAAACAATACGGTATGAGGAATCTTAGAGGCGCCAATAATGTCAATACGAAGCTTCTCTAAAATTTCACCAATACCTCCAAAATTACGACCAAGAAATTCAAGCTCTTCCTTGTCCGCGTCAATTGCATAACCGCGATAAACGCTCTTGCTCATGTCATTAAGAATGAGGCGATTCCTAACGTCCCCTTCCTTACCAGCGGCAAGCATTTGCGACAATCCCTTGATCTTATGAACGAAAATATCAAATTCGCTCATCAATGTGGCAGTAGAATGCAAGCCAGTCCAGTAGTGTTTAAAGCTGTCGTAAACAGTTTGCAGACTGCTCATTCCCCATCCATAGTTTCTTTGACGAATGCGATAAGGGAGCCAATCTCCGTCAAAACGTAAAATGCGATCTTTATGAATGCGAACCAGTTGTGGTTTATTGATTAAATCGCCAGAAATGATTTGATAATATGTTGCCTTGGAATAATCGTACAAATTCTCTTCATTGATAACAGGAGCAATTTGCCACCTGTCCAACACTTCCATTCCTTCAATAGAGCGAATATTGTTTTTGTTGACTGGTTGGTCCGCCCTTCGTCCATCGTCGATGTACAGCAAAATCACGCTGCCGCCATAGAGCCTGGAGTTTTTAGACGCCAGCATGAAATTTTCAAGAATGTATAAATCTTCAACCGTCTGCTCAATACCCGCAACCTCCTCAGCAGCAGCACCTTCTCCACCAAACAGCACCTTAAAACCACGCCGTGTTGCCTGTTCTGCATAAATATCAACAATGCGACGTGGCAGCCATTCGCCATAAAGCCCTTCAAGCTCTTCCTGCGTCAGGAAAATAATAGGCTCAGTCTGAGTGGAAAGGCTTTTATCTCGTCCATTGACGCCCATGCCAGTAAAGACATTGCTAAGCCCATCATTTCGCACACCATTTTCAGCAACATGACCCAATTCAATCGATTCCTCGGCCATTTTATTTAGATGTTAAACTTGCTTTCATTCTAAACGTGGCTATGATGCAAGTGTTGTTCCTTTGATTATGCCCATTAATTTCACGTTCTCCGAACAGGAAAGACAGGAAGCGATGGAAGAAGGGATGAGAAGACAGTCCGTTAATGAGGCGAAAGGGCTGCGCGGTCGTAATCGTGGCGCATCACGCGGTGACAAAGCGCTTGAAATCCATCTCCTGGGAGCCGCAGGAGAAATGGCAGTCGCTTCTCATCTTGGTCTCAAGGATTTTTTGTATCAAGAAACAGAAGCAAATCGGGGAAGTTCCGATCTTCCTGGCAAAATTGACGTAAAAACCAGGAGCAAGCATAAATACGATTTGATCGTACAAAAAAACGAAGACCCCGAAAAACGCTTCGTTCTCGTTACCATTGAAAATAAAACCACGCTCATCCATGGCTGGTGCTATGGAAGGGAAGCGATGGAGGAGAAATATTGGGCAGATCCCGCTCGCGGTCGTCCTGCCTATTTTGTCCCCAAAGAAGTTCTTCGTCCTCTTGATACTTTAGATCATGGCTCTTAGGTGTTCTGAATTTGCTAAACACGCTTTAGGTGTCACATTATGGCCAAGACAGGAGAAAATTCTTAACGGTTTATTTGAAAAGAAAATCAACCACGCCATTTGGGCAATGGGCCGACGGTCTGGAAAAACCTTCATGGCCGCAGTTGCCGCCACTTACATGTGCTTTGTACAGGCAGATTTCTTTCAACGTAAAGTAAGGAAAGGAGAGAAATGGTACATCATTACTGTTGCAAACGATTTAGGGCAGTCAAAAATTGCACTTGAAAACATCAGGCAGCTAATTATCAACAGTCCGTTTGAACAGGAAGTCACGCGGGAAACTGCATTTGAGATTGAAATTAGCAATGGCTGTGTGTTCCAAGCAATCCCCGCATCAGCCCGTGCTTCTCGTGGTAAAGCGGTTGTAGCAATTATTCAGGACGAGCTTGCATTCTCGATTGAAGGCGATGCGAACCGTGGCGCAGAAGCTATGTACAACGCATTGTCTCCTTCCATTGCTCAGTTTGGTCGCCATGGAAAAATCATTGAATTGTCTTCTCCTTGGTTAACTGATGGTCTTTTCTACGAACATTTCAAGCAAGCCGAAAGCAACGAGTTTCCTGGCATGCAGGCGCTACAAATCCCAACGTGGGAAATTAATGTCAATTTGCCATGGGGATGCGATTTCCTTGAGAACGCCAGGAAGAAAGACGAAGAAAGTTTTTGGGTGGAATTTGGGGCGCAATTTGCAAAAAGTCAGTCCTCCCTATTAGCATCAGAAATTGTTGATGCATCAGTAAATAAAGACAGGGACATAATGGTGCCAATGCGAGAATATATGGGCACTTACATCCTTGCACTTGACCCTGCTCGTGGTGGTGTTGGGCGAGATGACTACACGGCATGCATTGTGCATTACGAAGGTGAACGCTTAGTTGTTGACAAATTTCATGCCTTTGAACCTGATTTCGAGATTGCTGGCAAAAAAGAAGTGAATATTGCCAAAGTTGAAGACTGGATTAAGGAGCATCATCGCATTTATGAATTTCAATCCATCGTCCTTGACCAATTCAATAGCTCCGCCACAATCCAAAGCCTCTCAAAAGACTTTCCGATTTGTGAACTTGCATGGTCGGTTAGCACCAAAATGAAGGCATTCAGCAAAATGAAAGAACTGTTTAATGCTGGCCTTATTGAAATGTATCCGCACAAAAAAGCCGTGCTTCAACTTAAAAACCTAAGTGTCATTTATAGACAAAGTGGTCAATGGGCAGTGACTGGTGGTAAAGAGACAGGCGTTGATGACTATGCCTTTGCATTGGCAGGCGCCATCCTTGAAGCATCAAAAGATAATGACATCGATTGGCTCAATAGTCTCATCCGCTAATCGCGAATAGCATATAGAAAGTTTATTTTTATTTCAAGACAATGTTAACCGTAGAACTTAGCTCCAAGGAAGTTATTTTTCTAGTGGCTTTGCTAACCGCAGATCGCCAAACTGCATTGCAATTACTGGCTGCAGAACATGCCTATAAGCCTAGATTGCTGCCCAAATTACAAGAAGCTCGTAAAATTGCAAAAGCAATGGAAAATCTTGAGGGTTAAACTAAAATAAACATCCTTTTTCCATTGTCATGTCTTTTTCTGCTGAAGCTGAAAGGGCTTTTGATGATGCCATTGAAGCTGCATATGTGATGCAAGAAATTGAAGAGCTATGGGGAAGGGAATGCAAAGAACTTGGCGAAGCTTTTGAAGACTACAAACGAGCCGTCGCAAGATATTACGCAATCACAGGAGGCGCTAGAGAGCGGTTCTGGGAAGAATTCTGTCAACGCGATCCGTTCTGTATTGAATGCCGTATGTATGAAGTTTGAGCCATGGTGAAGCTGCTTTACAGCCTCAATGGGCGCCATTATGAAGAGAGGGTGCAATGGAAGGAGGCGAAATTTAGGAATCGGCAGCTTTTCTTGGCTGGAGCAGCCGTGTATTGGACTGAGTTCTGCTAAAATTTACGAGCTTCCTGCAGGAGCCCATTGGCCAATGGTAAAACGATTCAAGGGGTGGAAGCTTTGAATCGCATTTCGCAAGTGAGAAGGCACTTGTGATGAAGCAATGGAGCACAGGCCGCACCTGTTGAGTCCCTAATGCGGGACAACTCCATTGATTGCCTCTGTGATGGAACTTGGTAGACATTGCAGACTTAAAATCTGTTGGCCGTTACGGTCGTGTGGGTTCAAATCCCGCCAGAGGCACTGCTAGGATAAAGATACGTTGGTCCCTGAGCGATCAGGGATGCATGATTACCAGGCATGCAACGGGGCCTGGCTCATGGAGTACCATCATGAACGTTCTCGCTCTGATCCAAGCGCGGTTAAATAAAGCTGCGCGTATTGCTGCTGCACAGAAAGCTTCTCTGGTGTATCGCGGCGTGCCTTACGCAAAAGCTTGAGGCAAAATAAAAGGCGGGGCACCACCCCCGCCTCATATCGTTCTCTGGAGCAAGGGCTTATGTCCTTGCTTTTTTAATGTAGGCACAAATGCTTAAAAGAACAAGGAATTGTCAGCAGACAAAGAAAAAGGCCCTTTCGGGCCTCGTGTTCCGTAACCGTTTCCACGGAGCGTGGAATGGTCATTCTAAGCCTTGCCATACGATGGAAGAGACGTGTTAGCGGCCTCAAAGAACGAGGGCATGCGAGAACGCTGTGTTTCATTAAGCTCCTCTGCCTTGCCGCGCTCAAACAAATTGTCAGATTGCCGCAGCCAGAAGTCTTTGTTGAGCCATTTGTTAGCGCTATTGCCAAGCTCATCAAAAATCCACAATGCCGTAGCACGACGCAGTTTATTTAAAGACTGTCCCGCAGTTTCATTAAGTTCCCGTGCGACAAGGGAATGGATCCCAACGTGAGAAATTTCATCACGACTGATGTCCGCACTAACCGTGCGAATACCCACATCTCCATTGAACCTAAAAAACGGAAGGATAACAAAAAACAACGAACGCTCCAAAACAGAAGCTTTCAAAATCGGATGGGCGGGATGTTCCATCCAAGCCTTAAGGATGTTGTTAACTTCCTGTTCAGCTTTTTCGTCTACACCATGAGCAGCAGCGACATAATTCAACGCCTCGTCATGACGCTCTTCATCAGCCTGGTTATGGCGAAGAGCTTCAACTACGCCTGGTGTAGAAGGAAGATCGCGCTCAAGCCCTTGCTCTAGAAAATCTTTCACAGGAAGTTCAAGATGACGCAAAGCTAAGGCACGAAACAACGTTGATTCGCTCCCATCGACCAATTTGCCTTGATCAACAGGAACTGCCTGCCAAGGACGTTTCTTGGCAATCATCGAAAGATAGGGGCTTTTAGTCATGAGGATCAATGGAAAGGGAAAAAATTAGAGTCTTCATCATTCCGCACACGCAGCGCAGAATCCTGTTTCCAAATCACAAGACGACGATTCGCCAGCCCCAGACGAAGAAGATTCTTCATCTAAGCCAAACATGGATTTGAAATCGTCATCTAATGCCGCGTAGGCATCATCTTTCCGCTGCGTATCAGGAAGAACTTGCAGCGAATAATAGAGACTTGTTTGATTTGATTCTAGCCAATCTTTCAAGAACTCACGGTCATAAGACACAACGTCAGACCAAGAATTAAAGGAATAACCATGGAAAAGACCAGAATCTTGGAACATACGCAAGATGCCATTAGTCACGCGCATGTAATTATCCCAGCCAACTTCAGCAGCGGTTTCTACATCGCCGTAATCAAAACTTTCAACGCCAAATGTACCACTATCGCGGTCCACAAGACGAGCAATGGGAGGAGCAATTTCAGGAGCTGTTGTAAAGCCATTTTTGTCTAAATAGCGATAGGAACAAGAAGCAGTAGGAGCAATGGCAAAAGCCCTGTCCATTTCATAAGCATGAGCGATTTCGGCTGCATTGGAAATAGCTTCTGCAAGTTTCTTAACAGCTTTACCAGCATTTGTTTCGTTTTCCTCAAAAGCTTCTGGCGTGAAATAATACCCGTCTAAAGCATGGCCAAATTCTTCGTAGGAAATGCCATGGATGGAAAGGAAATTGGCAAGGCCAAGAACTCCTAATCCAACCTGCTTGTCCACAGAAGGAGGAAGATATTCGCCTGTATCACCCACTTTAGTGCGACTATGTAATTGACAAAGTTCTTCCATTGCTTCAGTAAAAGCTGACGGCAAGTCTTCAATTGAACACGCACCCATGTTGACATGTTCCAGAAGACAAGTGCCACGATGAGGAAGATAAACTTCAAGACAAACATTGCCATAAATGCGTTCGCCTTTTTCGTTATAGCGAATCTTATTAAGCCAAATATCACCACTACTGATTCCCTTAAGAAGCTCATTAATTAGTTCTTGAGAACTATTCTCAAGAAACTTATCATCAACATCAAGGCAGCGCTTCACCCAAGGAAGTTCCTGGCGGCTTGCTTTAATAAATTCAATGGCATCGGGATGGTTGTAATCAAGATGCAAAACAACAGCGCCGTTCTTGTAAACGCCGCCGCGACGCAGCGTTTCGTTCAACACTGAATAAATGCGACCAAAACTAACAGGACCACTAGCAACAAGTCCTTTACCATTTTCTTCCCCGCGAGGACGAAGATTTGATAAATGCACTGCAACACCAGCACCATTCCTTAATGCGTGCGAAACAAAACGCCATGAAGCTTCAATACCATCTTCCCCTTCCATTGAATCTTCAACAATAAATACAGTGCAGCTAACGGGCAAACGCCCTTCTGGATCATTCATCCAATTCTCTACACGACCAGTGCGAGCAATACGGTCGCACCTTGCTTGTTCTTTGAATGCCATGAGACGACAAAGCCCCGCCGAGCGGGGCGCGATCAACAGA